AATTTAGTTAATAATGGAATGATAAAAAATATAAAAGAAGTCTTAGTTCAACAAAGAAAGCTCGGGTGGAAAATGGATACGCTAAAAAAATATATAAACTTATATAAATAGAGGAGTTAAGAAGATGGAATTTAAAACAGTTGAGGAACTCGAAACAAAATATCCAAAAATCCCATATCACATGCTTATATCAGTGATTGCATATCGCGATTATGGGCGATATGTCGGGGGATTCTTAGAGGCGTTATTGTCTAACGATCTAATGAAGGCGATCGAAAGGGCTGATGATGATAATATATGTGCCTTAGCCGATTATGGGAAACTTTTACATAACGATATGCCAAGCGATTCTTACGGTTCACAAGGCAGATATAAGGCATGGATAAAACACAGAGGATTAAAAGGAGTGTAATCAATGTATATATTTTTTATAGCGCTATTTTTTGCGATGATTTATTCATTGTGGTCTTCTCTTAATAATGGTAGTTTTGTTTTTATATCATTCTCATAAAATGAGGAGTTAAAATGACAACTTTTATAATGTGTATTATCGGAGCAGTCGTTGGGTTCTTTTGTGGAGTCTATAGACAAAAGCATTAAACATGCAGAATCGAGAGCGTAAACTAAAAGGTAGGAAATATGACACCGATTAATCAAATAGAAAATGCAATGGGAAATATCCTTTGGCAAATGAAAAAAGAAAAAGGAGTTGATAAAAGGTTAAACCTTTTCCATACATTGCGATTCCTTGAAAGGGCTATCGTATTGATAAAAGAGGAAAAGGAGAGCGAAGAAAAAGTCTTGAAAGATTGAACTTCCGACGCCATCCGACGCCATCCGACGCCATCCGACAACTTCCGTTTAATATGTTATGTGTGAAAATAGCACAACCAGTTGTGGCAAAATCGCACAAGATTGTGACAAGTGTGACAAGTGTGACAACAGAATAGGGATAAAAATATTATATATGGGCAGGGAACTTATAGACGAACTTGGAAATAGATACGACAGATTACTTGTAATTGACCGAGGCGATCCTCCACCCTCTTCAAAAGCAAAAAGCGCTTTTTGGCTTTGTAGATGTGATTGTGGTAATTATACGGTAGTTAATGGTGGAGACCTGAGAAGAGAAAAATACCGTTATTTAAATTATCCCTTATGTTATACATAAATTTATGAGTATAACATCAAAAGAATTTAAGAAATTATTTCAAAAAAAACGAAAAAATAAGTATAATTCTGTTAGAACGGTAGTTGATGGGTATAGCTTCGATTCAAAAAAAGAGGCTGAGTATTTTCAATTGCTTAAGCTGCGACAGAAAGATGGCGATATTAAGTATTTTTTAAGGCAAATTCCCTTTCATCTTTCAGCAGACCCTAAAGTAACGTATCGGTGTGACTTCGCTATTATTGAAAATGATAATACTATAACTTTTTGGGAAGTGAAAGGCTACATTACGGATGCGGCAAAGGTTAAGATCGCTATGACAGAAAAATTATATGGAGTTAAAATTAATATAGTATGGTGAAAAAGATGGAAAATAACGATTATAAAGAAGACTGGCACAACGAACGGCGTATGTTAAGCGAGTTAATCCCATACAAAAAAAACCCTAGGGTTATATCTGACGAAGCTCAAAAACGTCTTAAGAAGTCTTTTAAAGAAGCTGGATACGCAGAATCCATAGCAATTAATACAGATAATGTCATAGTCGCAGGGCATCAAAGATATGAGATACTTAAGCAACGTAACACCGAAGATATAGAAATAGATGTTCGTGTTCCTCCACAAACTTTGACAAAAGAAGAATTTAAGAATTATCTTGTGTCCTCAAATAAAGATGTCGGAGATTGGGAGTATGATATACTAGAAGAAGAATTTACTCGAGAGGAGCTTCTTGAGAAAGGCTTTGAAGATGCGGACTTTGACGATATAGAGGTTGATATTCTTGAGACCGAAGGCAATGACGAGACACCGGAAGCCCCTGAAGATCCCAAGACCGTTAAAGGTGATATATACGAGCTTGGAAACCATCGCTTGCTCTGCGGCGATGCTACTGTTATAACCGATGTTGAGAAGCTTATGGACGGAGCTAAAGCTGATATGGTCTTTACCGATCCGCCTTATGGAATATCTTATAAAGGTAAGGGGCAGAAAGGAGCCGCAAATGCTAATGATTTTGGGAAAATAATAGGAGATGAAAGTACGCAAGTTGCTATTGATGCTTTTAACCTTTGTTTAGCAATGGATATACCATCATCTGTTTTTTGGGGTGCTAACTTTTATACAGAATGTTTGCCAAGTGGAAAATCTTGGATAGTCTGGAATAAAGAAACTGTTGGAGATAATTATTCAGATGCCGAGCTTGCGCGGACTAATACAAAGGGTAGAATAAAAATGTTCACTCACCAGTGGCACGGGATGATTAAGGCAAGCGAACACGGACAAAAACGATGTCATCCAACGCAGAAGCCTATAGCATTAGCCGAATGGTGCTTTGAGAATTATGCGAAAGAAGCGAAATATGTACTCGACCTATTCGGAGGCTCAGGCTCGACACTCATAGCTTGCGAGAAGACAAACCGCAAGTGCTACATGATGGAACTAGACACAAAATATTGCGATGTCATCGTTAAAAGATATAAGACATTCTGCGAGAAGAACGGCAAGACTCCAACAATCAAACGCAACGGCGAGGTGTGTGATGATTTTTAATTATGAAGATTTAGAGGTGGCGTTATGATTAAGCTACCACCGAAACAAGAAGCTTTCGTGAAGGAACTTATTAAAGGAAGCTCACAGTCAGACGCTTACAGAAAAGTATATAATACTAAAAAAAGCACAGATAAAACGATAAGTGAGAAAGCTTCGAGAATGGCGAACAAGGGCACTGTGGAGGCAAGACTCGCCGAAATCCGGAAGCCAATAAACGAAAAACTAGGTTATACTCTTGAGGCTCACCTTAAACGACTAGAAACTTTGTCATTAAAAGCTGCGAATGCAGGACAACTAACGGCGGCTATAACAGCAGAAATAAGTAGAGGCAAGGCTTCTGGTCATTATGTCGAGAAGATCGACCATACGAGTTCAGATGGTAGCCTCTCACCAACGAGGATTGAAATCGTTGCGCCTGAAATGAATAAAAAAGAATAGAAATAATAAGAGCTAAACTTAGCGGTTGAAAAGCTACCTTCCGAGTAGCCTGCTCTTATCTTTTAAATCGGAATTAACTTCGGAGGTTAATAATGAGAGTTAAAGTACAAGTTAAAGTACAAGTTAAAGTTTACGCGAAAAAACTCATGCGAGAGGAAGATGTAAGATGTCTGTGGCACGCATAGAATTACCTCCAAAAATGATACCAATGTTTGCCGCTCCTCGGGGGTCAGTTAGATATAGATGTAGTTTCGGTGCTCGTGGTGGAGCTAAAAGTTTTACCTTCGCCCTTATGGCTGCCGTCTTTGGTTATAGAGAAAAACTCCGAATCTTGTGCACTCGTGAATACCAATCAAGTATACGAGAATCTTTTCACGCCGAATTAAAGAATGCTATCTATTCAGTACCTTGGCTAGAAAAACATTACTCTGTGGGCGTTGATTACATACGCGGAAATAATGGAACAGAGTTTATTTTTCGTGGGTTGCATCACAATATGGGTTCAATAAAGTCGCTTGCACAGGTTGATATCGCAATTTTAGAGGAGGCCGAACAGGTAGGAGAAACTAGCTGGATTGAATTAGAACCTACGATTAGAGCTCCGAAGTCGGAGGTGTGGATTATTTGGAATCCTAAAAGAGAAAATTCGCCTGTCGACAAGAGATTCCGAAAGTTTCCTCCGACTAATGCCATAATAGTAGAAATGCTTTTTTCTGACAATCCGTGGTTTCCGAAAGTTCTTGAGACGCAGCGCCTACGCGACAGGGATGTGATGTCCCCTGGCGTATATAGGCATATCTGGGAAGGGCAGTACCTCAAAAACGACGAATCTTGCATCTTTGCTAAGAAGTGGAAGATTGCAGACTTTGTTCCTGATAGCTCGTGGGATGGCCCTTATTATGGTTTGGATTTTGGGTTTAGTCAAGACCCAACTGCGGCAACAAAATCGTGGATACACAACAACAAACTTTACATAGAATATGAGTGTGGAAAGGTCGGGCTTGAATTAGATGACACTGCGGACTTTGTAAAAAAGAATATTCCAGGCATTGAAAAATATGTTATAAGGGCGGATTGTGCTAGACCCGAGTCAATATCTTTCTTGAAAAGAAAAGGCTTGCCAAGGATAGTAGGTTGTGAGAAAGGTAAGGGGTCTGTAGAGGATGGAATCGCTTTTATGCGAAGCCATTTTGAGATCATAGTACATCCTCGTTGTGTTGAGACACAAGAAGAGCTAGGATTATATAGCTACAAGGTTGACAGGCTTACAGGTGACATAATGCCTTCTATAGTAGACAGTTATAATCATTATTTGGATAGTATTCGCTATGGATTAGAGCCAGCTATGAAAAGAAATCGCATAGATTATAGTAAGCTTGTTGAACGGAAAAAATAAAATATCGCTAATATCATAAATATCAAGGAAAGTAAAAATGAGCAAAGGCAAAAAGTTTAATTTCATTGACACGATAAGAAGTATCTATAATGGACTTGCTAATACTCGTAGTGCAGCAGCTAATAATTATGTAGTTCATTCTGCGGTATCATATTCTGAACTTAGGGCAATATACCGAACAGGAATAGGCTCGAAAATTGTACGATTGAAATCTGGATATGCTCTTAAAGATACATTGCAGTTTGAAACAACACGAGACGAGGATATTTATAAAGTAAAATTTGAAAAAGCCGTGAAAAGAGCTGCTCGTTATATGATAGGTTTCGGGCGTGGAATTATTGTGCTATATAATAAGGGCGAAGATATGTCAATGCCTGTTCGTGGGAAATTTGATCCTGCGTCGGTGGAGTTAAAAGTTTTTTCTGGTGATATGGTGACTGCTATTAATGCGTCACTTGATCTTATGAGTCCAAGATATTATATGCCGACATTCTATTCTGTTAGAGGTGTTCAATTTCATTATACAAGGGTAATAGATTTTAGTTACATAGAGCCTACTGAATTTGATAGCCCTATATATCAATATGGTGGAGTTAGTGAGTTTGAGCTAATATATACACAAATTGTAAATGATGGAATTGTCGAACGATGTACGCCTACTGTATTAGAAAAAAACGCTACTCTTTTTTATAAAGTCGTAGGTCTTAAGGAAGCCATGCAGGATAAAAGAGATGAATATATCCGCAGATATTTTACAGAGTTAGAAAATGCTAGATCAGTTTATGGAACTGGGTTACTCGATGCTGAGGACGATGCTTTTACAGTTAATCAAACGCTAACAAATCTTGAAGAGGCTGACGCAATCACGTTACGAAGGCTTGCCATGGTAACAGGAATCCCTCTTGCGGTTTTAGTCGGTGAAAATGTCAAGGGGTTGAACTCTACTGGCGATAATGAAATGCGTATATTCCAAGATATGATCGAGGTTGTACAGTCCGATTATTTAGAAGAACCTATCAATGAGCTTTTTTTAAGGCTTGGGCTTGGTCGGGTATGTTTCAAGGATAACCAAGGTCGCACTCCCGATGAGCGTATAAAATTCGAAACTTTAGTCATTGCGAATGCTACAGCGCTATGGCAGTTAGGGGAGGATTATAGCAAGTATCTTGAGGACAATGCCGTTATCGTAAAAGACAAGTACGAAGATTTTTTTGCCGTTAGTGAAGAAGACAATATCGTTGCTAAGGACGCAGAAGAGATCGCAACAGAGATATCCGAGGTTATCGATGGCTAGGATTCTCAAAGGAAAACAGATAAAAACACCTGCTCCTTCACTTACAGATATGAGAGAATTTTCTGAGCAGATGGTTCGCATGATCGAGCAATTTTCAACACGATTTAGAAATCAGGTATTCGGGGCGTTGAATAAATCTACTGTGGAAAAGTTCGCTGATGCTCAGGTCGGAAATTTCGCAACGATATTTTTGAAGATCGCAAAGAGAGTGATGCGGAAGCTAGTTAATCAATATAGCAATGATCGCATTGATACTATGGTAAGAGACACTACAGGGCGCATTAACCGACGTAATCAAAAGCTTTTGTATGATAATATAGAGACTGTTATCGGTATAAATACAAAAGAGCTTATTGCTAACGAGGGGTTGAGTTCGACAATAAACGCCTTTAAAATAGAAACGGAAGAATGGGTCAAAAAACTTAGAGACGAAACTCTTGAATCAATAGTTGCTAATAGTTTAAGAGTCATGTCAACAGGGGGCTCGCTTAATGATGTCTTGACAGAATTCGACAGAATAATAAATAAGCAAGGGAACAGTGCTAGAACGATTGCTCGTACTCAGATCACGACATTTAATAGCCTACTGACAAAAGTTCGAGCGCAAAAACTTGGTATAACAAAAGCTATATGGGCTACCTCATTAGATGAGCGTGTTAGACCTTGCCACCAGGCTAGAGATGGAAAAGAATTCGATTTATCGAAAGGACTTTATAGTTCGTGCGATGGCAAGACATTATTGCCTGGGGCTGATATAAATTGTCGGTGCACGTTTTTTTTAATAATTCCAGAAGACGAACAAAATTAAGGAGCAAATATTATGCAATGGAGTACTTCCCTTATAAGGCAACAGCCTGTTACTGGGCGAATGATAAAAGAAGATGGCAGTGCTATTAATATCGCCGATCTTTTATCTGATACGGATAGTGATGCTGATATAGCAGCAGAAGAAGCAGCTAATATATTTTCAGCAAGTAACGGATCTGCTTTGAGAACTGTTTTAATAGCTGGATTGCCAGTTTTATCTATTAGAGCTAAGACTGCCGGTACATTAATAGTTCCCCTTGAAATAAGCATGTTTTCTAGTGGTAATTCTTATTTTGAAATATTGATAAATCCAACACTTACAGGCGCATCGTGGGCTAGTGCTGGATCAAGTGCTGGTGCTGAAATTGATATAGCAGCTACTTCTTTAACAGGTGGAACTCGTGTTGGTTCAGGCTATATAAATCTAGCTGGTGGAGCAATGCAGATGATTGGTAGAGATACACTTTTAGGACACTTAGGCTTAGAATATGATATTGCTACAAATATTGGAGATATTATAACAATTCATGTAAAACCTTTTGCTGGGTCTGTTTCAGCATCGGGAAGTGTTCAGTGGCGTAAAGTAGTTTAAATTTAATATTGACGATCAACAAACATTATTGTAATATTAAAGAAAATAACAAGGTATATAAATTGAAAACATCTATATCACGAAAATTTAAAGATATTGCGATTTATAGTCAGAAAGAAAAAACTGCTATTAGTGTTCGTGATGGAGTTATTGAATACCTTGGTTCGGAATTGATGATGGAGCCTTATGACAAAGTTTTTTCTGTTTACCGTTCCCCTGCCACGATTGCAAATGCTGCTGTAAAAATGTTAGGGATACCGTTAACGGATCAGCATATAGATTTAGATGTGCCTGCTCCCAAAACTGGTAGCATAGTTGAAGAAGCTCACATGGTTGATGTAATCGATGAGTGTACTAAAACGAGGGTAGCAGTAAAGAATAAACTTTCATTCGATGATAAATATTCCATCGAATTACAAGACAAAACACAATTATCTTTAGGATATTTCGGTGATCTCATTCCTCATGATGAGTTTGATTTCGAACAGATAAATATTATTCCTCATCATTTGGCTGCTGTAGCTTATGGGAGATGTGGAGAGTTATGCAGTTTTTTAGATAGAAAACCTAATTTTACAAACAAGGAGCAAAAAAAAATGAAGATACATAAAGTCTTTGCAGACCAAGAGGGACAGGTTAGCCTTGAGCAAGTTGTTGAAATTGCTTCTGCTCTACCTGAAGCAATAAAAATGCTATCCCTAGAAGAATTACAAAAAATAATGCCTGCATTACAAGAAATTATAAGCATGGCAAAAGTAACTGACGAAAATAATACAGAAGGTGATCCTACTCCACCGCCAGAAGGGGATCAAACTTCTAATGAAACAACAGATGAAGATGCTACGAAAGAAGAAGAAGAAGAAGAAAAGCCTAAGTTTTCTGACGCTGACTTCAAAAAAGCTTTAAAAGAAAATTCAAAAAAATTCGCTGATGAAGAAGTCAAAAAATATGCCGAGGTTATAGACAAGGCTAGGAATTTTCTTGATGAAACATACGATTTCAAAAATAAAACTACGGATCAGGTAATGCTGGATGCTTTAGCTACAGAATCAACAGAAAAGTTTTCAGATTCAGAACTTCCTCTAGCATTTAAATTGCTAAAAAAAACAGCCGAATATAAAAAATTCGGAGATCACAAAACATCTCATCCTCTGGATGAGATAGCAGACAAGGAGTTATAATATGGCATTCGATACCGCTTTTTCTAATGATGTTGCTGGTGTTGGTTCAGGGGAACGATACGGCACTAGTAATGTAGAACTTTCATCAACAGTTTTTGAGGATGGCCTTATTGTAGGTCGTTTTGCAAAACTAGATACTGGAAGTATTGACCTTTTAGATGGTTCGGCAACACCATCCCTAGCAGGGGTAGTTTTACGCAGTGTTTCTCGCGATCTTAATTCTGGTGCGGAGATAGATGCTGCTATCTATGGTCAGATTGAATATTTAAGATCAGGGCTTTGCACTGTTGCTGTTAAAACAGGCGAAACACCAGCCGTATTAGGTCGTGTTTATGTTTCTAACGATGGTGGAGCTAACGACGGACTTGCGACTGCAACTAATACTGATGTTGCTGTCAACGGTGAATTTATTTTAGAGATCAAAACAGATGTATGGCTAATTTATCTTGCACCACCTCCAGGTGACATTGCAGATCATATCGGCGATGCCGTTGGTGCTCATGCTGCTAGTGCTATTAGCGTTCTTGATTCTGGTGGATTTACTGCTGCTATAGAAGTTGAAGCCGCTCTAGCTGAGATATATCCAAAAATCGCTGTTGCAGTTGCAGACCCAAGTGATGCTGGTGCTATACCTGTAACAAAATCTGCTACAATGGCTTTAACAAGCACTGGTGTCGTAGATACTAGAACTCTTGCTATTCCTTCTATTGCAGGCATATCTTTATTGCTTTCTTTTGATGTAGATGCTGGTGACCTTGCAGTTACTGTCGCATCTGGCATAAATGTTGCAGGCAATACTGTTATGACATTTGACACAGCAGGACAATATATTAAACTGGAAGCTGCTCAAGTTGCTGGCGTAATGGTTTGGCGTGTAATAGCTAACGATGGCGTAACATTAAGTTAATCAATAGAGGAAAAAACAATGAAAATTAAGAATTTATACAACCTTGAATCATTTAAGACCTTCTTTGATTCAGGTAAACAAAAAGGGTTCAAAGATGCAGCTGCTGGTGTAGTGCTAGACAGGTATCTAACACAAGTTGATCCAAAGATATTTGAAAAATTATATCCTGAACTTGCTTTCATGAATTCAGGCATAACTATTGATAACTCTGGTGGTTATGCTAGAAGGGTGCAATCGTTAAGATTAATTGACCAAGGTGAATTTACTACTTCAGGTGATGCTTCATCCGATAAAGGTAAAATCAGCATGTATGGCGAAGATTCTTATTTGAGGGTTTTAGTTCGTGAAGCTTTTTCTTCATGGAATGATGACGAAATCAATGAAGCTCAACTTGCAAACATAAACATTATAAGCCGATATATAGAAGCTCATAATAAAATTTATCAGCGTGAGGTTGATGAAATCGGTTTTATTGGCATTCCTGATGTTACAGCATCTAAAGGGCTTTTAAATTATGCGTCCTTTACTTCTGGTGCTGCTGGTGGTGCGATAGAAACTCTTACAGCTCAAGAAATGTACGACGAGGTTGCAGAACTTATAATTGCTCAGTGGAATGCTGTTAATAACACACCAGGGTATATGGCTAATAAAGTCATTTTCCCTGTTTCGGTTCTTAACACATTGACTGCTACAATCATGAACTCAGCAAGTACTCCTAGAAGTGTTTACCTAGCCCTGAAAGAGAATTTCCCTTCTATTGATTTTTCTGCTACTTTTAGAGCGGAAAGTGTAAGTGCGAGTTCTATAACTATTGCTTTCAGTTCAAGCGAAGAAGTTATGAAGATGAGGATTCCAGTTCCTTTAACAGTCGGTGAAATTGTAAAAGCGACTAGCTTTGATTTCAGAGTTGATAGCAAATATCGTATTGCTGGTCTTGACATCCTAGAAGATTCTGGTGGCAGAATTTTAACAGGATTATAGAATGGTAAAAACTCTTAAGGAACTTCAAGCAGAAGCAATTAAGCTAGGAATAGCTTTTGATGGCAGATGGGGAAAGAAGAAGCTCAAAGAGATGATAAATAAAAACCTGCTCGTAAGTAATAATGAGCAGGCTATTTTCTCTTTTTATAAGGAAAATGACCCTATTGTTGACAATAGCAATATGGTTAAACCTGTAGATGAAAAGATTATTGAGAAAAAGATAATCAAGATAAAAAATATTTCTGATAATAAATATGAAATATTAGGTTTTTCAATAAAACCCTTAGAGGTGGTAAAGCTATCTGATAATCAGATGGACAATGCCAATTTTATGAAACGGATTAATCGTCATGTTGAGATAAAGAAATTTAAGATCGTGAAATGAAACCGTGACTTAATGTCACGGATTTAAAGCAAGGGATGTTTTAAAATGACTGTAATCGACGATTTCAAAGCAAGATTTCCAGAATTCGATACTACGGAGGTAGATACATATTTGCCTACTCTTATTGAATTGTGGACATGTTATTGGGGTGGTACTTATGTGGATTGTGGTGTTGAAGTAGTTTTAAATCTCTTAGCACATATGTTCGTTCAGGAAATTGCAGGGGGAAGTGGAGCTTTGAAAGATGAAACTTCAAAAAGTGTTGGCAACGTATCGGCTAGTTATTCCATAAAGACTGAAAGCGAAAGGTCTTTATGGTTTAGGGCTACACGATATGGTATGAGATTTTTGCTTTTAACAATGCACGATCATGGGGGATATTTTGTTTGAAACCCGATGCTTTTCTAAAAAAAACAACTTTATATCTTAAAAACCTAGAAGATGCTCGGCGTTTATCGGTTGTTGTTGGGTTGCCTATAGAAAGCACTGCGAACGATATTTATGATGATGGGCAGTCGATTTTAGAGGTCGGTGCTTCTCATGAATATGGTGCAGGCGTTCCAATGCGATCCTTTTTACGTCTTCCATTCGATGTAAAAAAAGATGTTATGGCGAAAGCAATAGATACACAATTTAGAAAAGTATTTTTTGAAGGACTCAATGCAAAAAAAGCTTTGGGATTGGTAGGCGTTGCAGCTAGAAATATTGTCATCGATGCCTTTAGAACTGGTGGTTTTGGACAATGGCAAGATATAAGTTCTATAACAAAAGAGTTAAAAGGATCAACTAAGATTTTAATAGACACCGGAATCTTGCGTGGTGCAATAACTTGGGCGGTAAGATAATGTTACCAAATGTTGCAGATGTATTAAGCGGTTGGATGGTATCCGTTACAATAAAAAATGTTGTGAGAACAACAGATGATTTTGTTGAAACAGATACAGTTACGCCAAGAACACAACTAGTCACCGTTCAGGTAGCAGAAAAAACTAAGTTAAACTCGAAAACTATAAATTGGGCTTTACGGTATTTACAAGTGCATAGCAAAGCTGATATCATTATGGGTGAGTATATAGAATTCGAGGGTGCGGACTACAAGGTAATTCTAAGGGGTAATTGGGACTTATATGGATACCTTGAAGTTATTGCGGAGGCAACAGAATTACCGTTAATAAGTTAGGTGTAAAATGATTGATGTTTTAATAAACACAGCTATATTTGTTAGGGATCTTCTTAGCTATAACGAACAACTCATAAGAATCGGAAGGCTTAATTTTGAACTTGATGGTTTAGAAGATAGCTATATTGCTGTTGATAGCATAAGTCCTGCAATTCGCCTTGGGAGTGGTCAATATTTTGATGCTACGTTAGAAGTAATGGAGTATCAAGAACAGTGGCAAATTCCTATCATTTTATCATTTTATGGAACGAACGCATATACCAATGC